CCGGATCGGCCGCTTCAGACTTGGAAAGGACAACAAGTCCGCCTTTATTATAGGCTTGGCCGATGATATAATTACTGCTTACTGCGAGCTTTTCTTTCTCGTAAGACGAATCTTTTGTGTAGTGTACACCGATCTCGTTCTGAGAAGGGTACTTCTTACGATGATCTGATATGTTGTAATCAGGCATCGCCGTGCCACGAAGCTTTGGCTTATAGTTACCAGCGCGATACTCTTGATATTCTTCGAATGTCTTTGGCTTTAAGCCATTGCTTTTGCAAAATCTACAATCTTCGAGCCAAGCCAGACCAATTTTAGTGTACTTCGAAGTTGTCATTTTGGACTTACGCTTGCCATGATGAGTGGTCGTGTAAGCAGGGCCGAGAAGATGCATTGTCATAATATAATTTCCTTCAGATTCTGGTATACAGCGATATCGATTAATTGTACATGTTTATTTTTAGTTATCAAAAATAGTCGATATGCGAGACATGAGTCTAACGAATTTTAAACGAGGTTTTTTGTTAAGGATAATATCGTCGACGGTTGGGGCGACGAAGTGGTTTTTGTAAAGGACGATCGAATATTCGAGTGTCGGATTTTGATTAATAAAATCGACGAGAAGTTGAATGGTAGGGAATTTTGGCGAAGAGGTGTCGAGGTTGTTGTTAAGGCGATCGAAATATTGAATATTGTACATGTTTATTTTCCTTCTTGATTATAGGACCACCTTACCAAAGTTTTGATAAAATGTACATGTTTATTTTGATATTCCTACCATCTTCATTATTTTCTCGTCTTTGTCACTAATTTGGCCCCATCGCCGTGCAGAGTCCAATCGGTTTTCATACCAAATTCTTCCATCTTCTTCTATGACAGTTACGTCATATTCAGTGCATCGTTGAAGCCAGCTAATCCGATCAGTTAACTTTTTATATCGAGCATGCAGTTTATCAAAATTTCCAAGGGCATCTATTTTTTCTCTAACTAGTGCTGCTTGGCATGGTGTGCTAAACCAGCATTCGCGATCATATTTATTGAATATATTGTAAAGAATTTCATCTGTGACGCGCATTGTAGTTCTCCTTGTTAAAGAACCATTATACCCTATTTTGAATATATTGTAAACAAAAAAATGGGCGACCCGAAAGCCGCCCATCATGCGTGTAGCAGGAGGAACCCCACCTGTGACCCTGCCTATTCCATTCGTCAATTAAGACTCTTGCCTAACTTACACAGTTTAACTGTATATCCACGCACCACATAGTGTACATCTATTTATACACTTTGTTGACTAGAATCCAACATTTTTGCGCTTTCGGCTAAAAAAAATGCTGGAGTCGACCCGTCAAAGCCACCACCAAAGTTCAGATGGCGAACCAACTCTTTCGCCTTATTAAATCCAAGATTGCGTTTAATGATCTGATCTGTCTTGATCTCGAGGATATCACCACCACGTTCTACATAATTGTTCGTCACCGAAATGGTGTGCTCATTTACAATCTTATAGTTAACCATCAATTTTCTCCCATTTAAAACCAAAACAAAGTTCTTGCATCTTGCGATGAAACCAATTGGGTTCATTGCCTTCTTCAACCATCCACGTCACATTTTTCAATACCTTACATTTCCAAGTGTATTTCGGATTTTTGACGGTATTGATTATCCAATCTTGTCTGAGATTGTTTATCATTTGAATCCTGCAAACTTAATTTTCTCGAACTTACTGACTGGTTTCGATTCATTTTCGAGTCGATAACCAGAGGCTGAGTTGTCAAAGACTGGTCGGTCATCATCTTGTACAACATCAACTTGAGCAGAAGCCTCTACATTATATAGACGCATCTTCGAATAGTCAACACCAATCACGAATCGCTTATGCACTGATGGATCACCATAACGATTCTTCAATTGCTTCACCATGATCTGATTGAGCTGGCGTAGCTCTTCGCTCGTAATCAAGGCAAACATAAAGTCGGCTGTTGCTGGTAGACCAAACGATTCAGAAGTATCTTCGAGACCGACATCAGAGTTACTAAAACCAGAACGATTAGTCTGAGTAGCAGAAACTATCGGAACGTTGAACTCGACGGCGAGACCTCGAAGTTCTTCGGCGATCGCTTTGATGTAAGTGTACGAGTTCACGTTCGATCCCGGCTTGATCCTCGACGACGCACAGATGTTCAGATAATCGATGTAGATGATGTCCGGGATAAAGTTCTTCTTGATCTTCAATTCGTTCAAGAGATGTCGAAAGTTTGCGGATCCTGCGCATGCTGTTGGATACTCCTTCACAATGAGCTTGCCTTTTGCTCGTTCCTTGACTTTCCCTACCAACTTGTAGTAGATAGCTTGAGGTAGATCTTTGAGATCATCGAGTGTGACACCGAGAAGATTGGCATCGATACGCTCGGCGATTCTTTCTTCTGCCATTTCCAAAGTGATATACAAAACATTCTGACCTGACATCAGGTTTTGGGCCGCATTGTGACACATGAACAAAGACTTACCAACACCAGTACCAGCAAGAGCAATGTTCAGAGTTTTACGAGGCATACCACCTTGAGTAATCTTGTTAAAGAAGTCAAGATCGAAACCAATACGAACTTCTTTCCGATGATAGAACTCATAGCGTTCTGCTGCATCATTTAGAAAGTCATGACCGATATGGCTATCAAAAGAAACACCGAGTGCATCAGTCAAGATCTGAGGAATGGATCCAACAGATATGCTATCTTTCTTACTATCATCGACGATCTGAATCGATTGCATCAAAGCATTATACAATGCCTTGTCTTTACAAAACTTCTCGGTATTATCTACGAGCCATGCCACATCGCGATCTTCAGACTTATCAAGGCCAGAGACAACTTCTTTTGCAGTCTTGAACTGATCATCAGACAGACCACCAACATCGTTCAGATCGATCTCGACAGCAGATTTTGTAGGAAAGTTGTTATACTTTCCCACATAGTCATGAATGATAGAGAAGATCTTACGATCTACGGTGTCAGTAAAGTATTCTTCCTTGAGGAATGGAATAACTTTCCGACCATACTCCTCGTTTTCAATGAGGTTTCCAAATATGATGTGTTCAATTCTCATTCATCCTCCATCTCATAGACATCTGCCACTTCGTCTTCACCTTGCATAATGGCACCATTGGCTGCAGCATACTTCTTTTCAATAAACTCATTGAACTTCGGACACTGAAGAATTGGATGCCAAAAGCTAAAATCATACGTATCAGCCATACGATAATTCTTGTCAAAGATTTCACCTGTCTCCATGTCGACACACTGAAACCAACCAACCTTTGGCTTGATGACATGGCCAGACTCAAGAGCCATATCCATCAGACCAGACCATTTGCTAATGCCTTTATCCCATGATACTTCGATAGGAATCTTGCTCTTTTCTTTGACAAACCGAGACTTTTCGACGTTGATGATAAAGTTATAACCAGTCACGTCCTTACCGTCTTTTTCTTGCTGACGACCGAGAATGAAGATGTTATCGGCCGAGTAGTAGATACCTGTACCACCAGAAACGACTGCCTTCGAGTACATCTCTTGAGTCTGATATGTGTGATTGACCACAATCAAAGGAATATCCTTTAGATTGAGGTGAGGTGTGACCATACGGAAGAGAGACTTGAGTTGTTTTGCTCGAGTCATATCTGCCGCAGAGTTTTGCTTGAGTGCATCTTCGACTTCTTTCTTCGAAGCGAGGTTGCCGACTGAATCGATCACGATGATGACATGATCACCGCGCTTGATCTCTTCGAACTGATGCATAATATCAAACTTCAACTGTTCGACATCGGTGATGGGAGTATGGAGAACTCGAGATGTGTCGATACCGAACGAGTCGAAGTAAGATTGAGGAGTACCAAACTCTGAGTCATAGAAAAGCATGACTGCGTCTGAGTACTTGTCCATGTATGCCTTCGCCATCAGAAGGCTGAACGAGGTTTTAAAGTGCTTCGATGGACCTGCCCAAATGGTCAGACCGGGAACGAATCCACCGTTGATCTTACCACTCAAGGCAATATTGATTGCAGGAATAGTCGTTGCAATCATATCCTTGGCATTAAAGAACTTGGAATCTGACAAGATATCCGAATCTTTGATTGTGGTATTCTTACGCAATTTATTTAATAGGTCTGACATAACTTCTCCTTGTCTGATTGTCCCAGTATATACGATATATCTTTATTTGTACACAAGTATTTTTATTAACTCGCAAGTATCTTATTCAGTTTAGAAATAAATAAATCGATCTTCTCGCCACGATTAGGCCAGTTAATGATCGGGTTTTTATCCGCATCTTTCTTTAAGTTTGTAAGTAAAGGCATGATGGCATCGTACATGTGCCTTGCCTTATCAGTACCTTCTTGTTTGATTTCTTCTTCAGAAGAAGTTGTGAAACCAAAATCAAAGTCTAAATCGATATCTAAGTTTGCCATTAGTTGAACCAATCCTCGAGTGTTGCTCTTTTTTCTGCTTGCCAGCCCATTGTATTTGTGATCGACTCGATAGGGCTAAGATAGCCTTTCTCGAACTGCACT